TCTGGTTCAACTGGTACATCGGGAACATCTGGCAGCTCAGGAACTTCAGGTTCAACCGGTACTTCAGGAACATCAGGTTCTTCAGGAACATCCGGTTCAGCTGGAAGCTCAGGAACTTCTGGTTCAACTGGTACGTCCGGTACGTCCGGTACTTCTGGATCTTCAGGAACATCAGGCAGTTCAGGTTCTTCAGGAACTAGAGGCACTTCTGGAACTTCAGGTTCTTCTGGAACTTCTGGATCAACCGGTTCTTCTGGAACATCAGGCAGTTCAGGTTCTTCAGGAACTTCAGGAATAGACGGAGTATCCGGAACTTCAGGTTCTTCTGGAACTTCAGGTTCGGCTGGTACTTCTGGAAGCTCAGGAACTTCAGGCTCAAGCGGCACTTCCGGATCGTCAGGTTCTTCAGGAACTAGAGGTACTTCAGGTACTTCTGGCTCAAGCGGTAGCTCCGGTACTTCAGGTAGCTCAGGTACATCAGGTTCTACTGGTACTTCAGGCACATCCGGTTCTTCAGGAACTTCAGGCTCAACCGGTTCTTCGGGAACGAGCGGATCAAGTGGAACTTCAGGCTCAAGTGGTTCTTCTGGAACATCGGGTAGCTCAGGAACATCTGGCTCAGCAGGTTCTTCTGGAACTTCAGGTAGCTCAGGAACATCGGGTTCTACTGGTACATCGGGAACTAGCGGTTCAACTGGTACATCGGGAACTTCAGGTTCTTCAGGAACGAGCGGATCAAGTGGAACTTCAGGTTCAAGCGGTACTTCAGGTTCAAGCGGTACTTCAGGTACATCCGGTTCTTCTGGAACTTCAGGTTCTTCTGGAACATCGGGCAGCTCAGGTTCTGCTGGAACTTCAGGCTCAAGCGGAACATCAGGATCAGCTGGATCAAGCGGAACTTCAGGTTCAACTGGTACCTCAGGAACTTCTGGCTCAAGCGGTACATCAGGTTCTTCTGGATCTTCAGGAACTCGAGGTACTTCGGGAACAAGTGGAACTTCAGGTTCAAGTGGAACATCAGGTTCAAGCGGTTCTTCAGGAACTTCAGGAATAGATGGAGTGTCAGGAACGTCTGGTAGTTCAGGAACATCTGGATCAGCTGGCACATCAGGTACGTCAGGTTCAACCGGTACCTCAGGAACTTCAGGAAGCTCAGGTTCTTCTGGAACTCGAGGTACTTCTGGCACAAGCGGAACTTCAGGTTCTTCAGGAACAAGTGGAAGCTCAGGTACTTCAGGCTCAACTGGCACATCAGGCACCTCAGGTTCAACTGGCACATCAGGAACTTCCGGTTCTTCTGGAACTTCAGGTTCAAGCGGAACATCAGGATCTTCAGGTTCTTCAGGTACAAGCGGAAGCTCAGGAACTTCCGGTTCAACCGGTACATCAGGAACTTCAGGTTCTTCTGGAACTTCAGGTTCTTCAGGAACAAGTGGAAGCTCAGGTACTTCAGGCTCAACTGGCACATCAGGCACCTCAGGTTCTTCTGGAACTTCAGGTTCTTCAGGAACTTCAGGTTCAAGCGGATCTTCAGGAACTAGAGGTACTTCAGGTACTAGTGGAACTTCGGGTTCTTCTGGAACAAGCGGAAGCTCAGGTACTTCTGGATCTAGCGGTTCAGCCGGCACGTCAGGCTCAAGCGGCACGTCAGGCTCAAGCGGTACTTCTGGCTCAAGCGGTACTTCTGGCTCAAGCGGTATTAGCGGTATTAATGGAAGTGACGGTACTTCTGGAACATCAGGCACTAGTGGAACATCAGGTTCTTCTGGAACATCCGGTTCAAGTGGTACTTCAGGAACCTCAGGTTCTTCTGGAACTTCAGGTTCTTCTGGAACATCAGGTAGCTCAGGTTCTTCAGGAACTAGAGGTACTTCAGGAACAAGTGGAACTAGCGGTTCTGCTGGAACAAGCGGTAGCTCTGGAACATCAGGTTCAGCAGGTTCTTCAGGAACCTCAGGAATAGACGGAGTATCAGGTACTTCAGGTTCTTCAGGAACTTCAGGTTCGGCTGGTACTTCAGGCTCTTCAGGAACTTCAGGTTCAAGCGGATCTTCAGGAACTAGAGGTACATCTGGTACGAGTGGAACTTCAGGTTCTTCTGGAACATCAGGTTCAAGTGGAACTTCAGGTTCTTCCGGATCAAGCGGCACATCAGGTTCTTCAGGTTCTTCAGGGACTTCTGGAAGCTCAGGAACTTCCGGTTCAACCGGTACATCAGGAACTTCTGGAACTTCAGGTTCTTCAGGAACATCAGGCTCTTCAGGGACTTCTGGAAGCTCAGGAACTTCAGGTTCAACCGGTACATCAGGAACTTCAGGTTCTTCAGGAACTTCAGGTTCTTCAGGAACAAGCGGAAGCTCTGGGACATCAGGCTCTTCAGGTTCTTCAGGAACTAGGGGTACTTCAGGTACATCAGGTTCTTCGGGCACATCAGGTTCTTCAGGTTCAGCTGGAACTTCTGGAGCAACCGGTCCAACCGGTCCTACTGGCCCTACTGGTCCAACTGGCTCTTCTGGAACTTCTGGAACTGCAGGTTCGTCTGGAACATCAGGAATAGATGGAGTATCTGGAACTTCAGGTTCTTCTGGAACTAGCGGATCAGCCGGTAGTTCAGGCACAAGCGGTTCTTCTGGAACATCAGGTTCAAGCGGAACTTCAGGTTCTTCCGGAACTTCGGGCTCAAGCGGTTCTTCAGGAACTAGAGGTACTTCAGGTACGAGTGGAACTAGCGGTTCTTCTGGAACGTCAGGTTCTTCTGGAACATCAGGTTCTTCAGGAACGTCAGGCGCAACTGGTCCTACTGGTTCTTCTGGAACATCTGGAACATCAGGTTCAAGCGGAACTTCAGGTTCTTCTGGAACTTCAGGTGCGACCGGCCCTACCGGTCCTACCGGTTCTTCTGGAACATCTGGAACTTCAGGTTCTTCTGGAACTTCAGGTTCTTCTGGAACTTCAGGTTCTTCAGGAACATCAGGTGCAACCGGAGCAACCGGCCCTACTGGTTCTTCTGGAACATCTGGAACATCAGGTTCAAGCGGAACTTCAGGTTCAAGCGGAACTTCAGGTTCTTCTGGAACATCAGGCTCAAGCGGAACTTCAGGTTCTTCTGGAACTTCTGGCTCAAGCGGTTCTTCAGGAACTAGGGGTACATCTGGTACGAGTGGAACTTCAGGCTCAAGCGGCACATCTGGTTCTTCAGGAACTTCAGGCTCAAGCGGCACATCTGGTTCTTCAGGAACAAGTGGTGCTACTGGATCTCCCGGTTCAACCGGTCCTACTGGCCCTACCGGTCCTACTGGTTCTTCTGGAACTTCTGGAATAGATGGAGTATCTGGAACTTCAGGTTCTTCAGGTACAAGCGGTTCAGCTGGAACTTCTGGCTCAAGCGGTTCTTCAGGAACTAGAGGTACCTCAGGTACTAGTGGAACTTCAGGTTCTTCTGGAACAAGTGGTAGCTCAGGTACTTCTGGCTCAAGCGGTTCTTCAGGAACTAGAGGTACTTCAGGTACTAGTGGAACTTCGGGTTCTTCTGGAACATCAGGTTCAAGCGGTACTTCAGGTTCAAGCGGTACTTCAGGTTCTTCCGGAACTTCAGGTTCAAGCGGTACATCGGGGGCTACCGGCCCAACTGGTACTCCAGGTTCTACCGGCCCAACTGGTTCTTCTGGAACTTCTGGAACATCGGGGGCTACCGGCCCAACTGGTACTCCAGGTTCTACCGGCCCAACTGGTTCTTCTGGAACTTCTGGAACATCGGGGGCTACCGGCCCAACTGGTACTCCAGGTTCTACCGGCCCAACCGGTTCTTCTGGAACTTCTGGAACATCGGGAGCTACAGGTCAAGCCGGCCCAACTGGACCAACTGGTCCTACTGGACCAACTGGTACTCCAGGTTCTACCGGCCCAACCGGTTCTTCTGGAACTTCTGGAAGCTCAGGTACATCAGGAGTTAGTGGAGCTACGGGAACCTCTGGAACTTCAGGTACGAGTGGAACTTCAGGTTCTTCAGGAACATCAGGATCTTCAGGTTCTTCAGGAACTAGAGGTACTTCAGGTACGAGTGGAACTTCAGGTTCTTCAGGAACATCAGGATCTTCAGGTTCTTCAGGAACTAGAGGTACTTCAGGTACGAGTGGAACTTCAGGTTCGCCAGGACCAGCTGGTCCAACCGGTCCTCCAGGCCCTCCAGGCGGAGGCGGTTCTCTAGCCGTGTACAATGAAGGTGCAACCGTTGACTTGGCAACAACTTCTATTGATTTTGTTGGAGTTGGAGTAAACGCGCAGTCTACTGGACCGGGTTCGGTTCAGGTAAGCGTTCCGTTAATCGATGATTACGGTAGAAGAGCGTTAGACACTCCCATGAATATCGCAGCCGCAGGTTTATACGTCATCCAATTCGATTATAACTGGTTGGATCCTAACAACAGATGGGATACCGTAAACGATGGATGGAACCTACCAGTCGGAGTTTACGAGATAGGTACGAATGTCACAGCTTACAATAATCCGGTTGAGTACGCGGTTCGAATAGTCAATTTCACAAATGCTGGACAGATTCTTGCGATTGCAAACACGACCGCTCATCAAGGTAGCGATTATGAACACACAACTCATCTTAGCACGATCGTCCAATTGGGAGATGCATCGGTGATTCGAGTTGAAGTGGACATTCCTTACTCTAACGGCTGTACTATTAATTCACAGTACATAGGTTACGCTCCGACTGATGCAATCCAAGGTAACCGCCTGCTTACTGACTTCTGGTATCACAAGCTCAAGTAAAAAGAAAAGGAGAACTTGTTTTGGACAAGTTCTCCTTCGTAATTCAAGAGTTTAATAATTTTTATCGAAACGGGGATCCTCCAACCCAAAGTACGAGGCTTCTTCTAATTCCACGAGTAACCGGCGTAACTCTGTGTAGCATGTAACTTGGAAAGAGTATGACAGCTCCTTGGTTATTGGGTAATTTCTCTGGATTCATTCCCCTAAGTATCTCAAAATCGCCGCCGTCGTACTCGCTCGGATCGCTCAATTGCACGATCAGGCTTACTTTGCGGTGAGATGCTGAGCCTTGTCCAATATCAAGATGATAACCGTAATGACCTCCACCTTCCCTGTATTCAGTGTACTGTATACTTTCCGGGCTTGATATTAGGTCAAAGTTCCATAAATTAGCGTTCGCTGTCTTGGCGAAATCTAGCATCTTACCATAGAGCCAACTGGCTTCATTATGAGAATTATTGATCCATTTAATTCGGCTCTTTCTAATTTCATCAGTCGGGGTCGCTGTGCCCAATGTGACAGCATCCTCGTACCTAAAGTTCTCAGCTAGCGCATGAGTTCGATTAATTTCATCAATTGAGAAACCTCTTTCGAACCAATACCAATTTAGTAGATCAATCTCTTTTTGAGGAAATACTATTTTCCAGTCCATTATTGTTATGTCTTTAGTTTTTATACTTAAAAATTTTGAGTAGTTTACTGATCCAATTGAAAACCTTGAGTATAAAAGAAAAACACACAACTCAAGTAATGCCATTAGTAAAAGCTCACACTTCAATAATTGGAGATACTGGTTATAATTGCCATTCACGAAATTTTTTTAAAGCGCTAAACAAGCACATCCCAGTCCAAGTTAGAAATTGGACAATCGGCAGTTCATGGAATGGCTATCAAAATGACAGCCCCCATGATGGAGAGTACTACATGGATGATGAATTGCGTACCATGTTGGATTCCCAAAGTCTCATACACCCTAGCGGCCGGTCCGAAGAATATCCACTCTATCGAAACTACAAACAGCCCGCATCGGGCCAAATTGTCAACATCATTCTGAATGATAATCGACATGAATACTTTTTTCAAAATTACTCTGGTCCAAAGATCGCATATAATGTTTGGGAAACGACTCGTCAGCCTGAAGAATTTTTTGAGCAATTGAAAAAAATGGATCAGGTTTGGGTTCCAAGTAAGTGGCAAAGAGACTGTACCGTAGAGCAAGGAATTCCAGCCGAAAAGGTTAAAGTTGTTCCAGAAGGAGTTGACACTACTATGTTCTTTCCAAGAACTAGAGAAGTGATTGAGCCAACTGGAAGACCATTTAAATTTGTCTTGATTGGCAGATGGGAGTATCGTAAAGCAACCAGAGAGATCATTCAAGCATTCACTCAAACGTTTAGAGAAGACGAACCTGTCGAACTAATCATTAATGTTGATAATCCATTTGCGACGGACGGCCTCTCATCGACTGAGGCTCGCCTTGAGAAATTCGGAATCAAGCATTCAGGTATCAAAATCATACATCACATAAGCAAGCAAGAATACGTTGAATTACTTAATTCAGCTGACGTGTTTGTTTCTTGTGCCAGAAGCGAGGGTTGGAACTTACCTCTAATCGAGGCAATGGCCTGCGGAGTTCCATCAATCTATAGTAATTGGGGAGCTCAATTGGAGTTTGCCGAAGGTAGAGGAATCCCAGTAGAAATAGTCGGTGAAGTCCCAGCCGGTGTTGAAAATCAAGAATCTTGGAATTCTGATGCTCCAGGAAATTTTGCAGAGCCAGATTTCAACGATTTGAGATTGAAACTTAGAGACGCTTATGAGAATTTCACAGCTCACAAGAGTAAAGCACTAGTGGATTCTGACGAAATTCGTAGAATTTTTAGTTGGGAAAATGCAGCAGTAGTCGCATTAGATCACATTAGAGAGGTTCTTACTGCAAGTACAATTGAATACTCATCTGACTTTGCATGGGTGACCTGTGGGAACGAGAAGTACATGCCGTTGATTCAGAAGTTAGCTACTTCACTCGACCTATTTTCAAAAAGAAAATTAATCGTTTACGGAATTGATTGCGAAGTTCCTGACATGGGGCCAAACGTAATAGGCAAAACCATATCAATTCCATATCATTCAGAACACGATAAGTGGTATTGGAAGCAGTACGCCTGTCTTGCTTCTCTAAATGAGGAATTTGAGAATTTTATTTGGGTCGACGGGGATATTGTTGCGAACTACAACATCGATAACATTGCTAGTTACTTCAGCCTAGTCGATAACTATCCAATTCCGGACATTCACATACAAGAGGATTTCGTGGGTTGGCATACGAAACCGGACGGAACTCCTGGCGAACAATTATTCAATCAAAACGTTTGCGAAAAAGAGGGCATTGCTCGACTTGCAACAAAGTCCCACATCTGCCTCTATCTCTATAATAACAAATGCGATTGGTGGTTCAATGAGATTCTTGAAACCTACAAGAATACGAAACCTGAGGAGTACGGATTCTACTTTCAATGGAACGATGAGGGCATTGATAATTACCTACGTTGCAAATATAACTTTCAAAAATTTCTACCCATTTCAAACTTCGATGTTTCAGAATGGGACGGCGATCTGCAGGGAACAAACGGTAAAGCAATGGAACACTTTCTTTCTTTTTGGAGAGATGCCGGCCCTAAGAACTTCGGTAAAATATACGGATGGCAGAGAATTCCAGAAGATAAATCAAAAATCCTTTACTTTCACGGAAACAAGAATCTAGAATTCGCTCAGGTCATGATAGACTACATTAAGCTACAAAGAGACAAATCATTCTTTGAGTCAGAGTACTTTTTCGTCGCTGAGAACCAAATCAAAAACCTAGGTTCAATCAAAAACGTTCATGGATCAACGCTGGATATTGCATACAAATACGGTTGGGACTATGCAATATATCATGAAATTTATAATTTAGGAGATTACGAACATCCTCGAGATCACGATGAAAAGCTGGTTAAGGTAAGACCTGGTGATACAGTTGTCGATTTGGGAGGAAATATTGGTGTATTCACCAGATACGCGTATCACATGGGAGCAAGTAAGATCATTACTTTCGAACCGGACCGTCGATACTTCAAAATATTAAAACAGAATTCTCCACCCAATGTTATCCTGTTCAATGCAGCGATCGGAAATGAGGTTGGAAAACTAAGATTGACTGAGAGCGTTCATCTAGGCGGATCTAACTTGTGGCATCACACCGATCCAACCACGACTCAATATGAAGTCAACACCTACACTCTGAATTATCTTTTAGATAATGGATTAATTGATAAAATCGATTTCTTAAAGGTTGATATTGAGGGCTCCGAGATTATTGCCCTTGAAGGAATTAGTGATGAACATCTTTCAAACATTCGAAATATTGCAGTTGAGTATCATCATGAGCACCTAAGATTCAATGATGACCTTCGAAATAGATTCACAACTAGACTAAATAAACTCGGATTCAATTCTTACACATTAATGTGCGGATACGATAATAAACTACAATTAATTTACTTTTGGAAATAAACCGCTTTTAAAATGAGATCACTAGATAAAATAGCAAAGGCAAAGGGTACAGATAAATCTTCAGAGCTTCATAACTACTGTGAAAAGTACGAAAAATACTTTCCATTCAATAGATTAGAACCTCTCACCTTCTTGGAAATTGGGGTGTTAGATGGAGAATCTCTTGCAACTTGGAGAGAATATTATCCCAATGCAACAATCATCGGTATTGACATTAATCCGGATTGCAAACAATATGAAGATCTATTGAATAATGTATTCGTTGAAATAGGTTCACAGTATGATGAAGCTTTCCTAAAATCAATTGCTGACAAATGGGGACCTTTTGATATTATCCTTGATGACGGTTCTCACATGAATCATCATGTAATATTTTCATTTGAAAAACTATTTGGTTCAGTAAAACCTTCAGGAGTTTACGTAGTTGAGGATTCATGTACTTCGTATTGGGAGGATTACGGAGGAGGTCCTAAGAAGCCAGGTACAATGATTGAATATTTCAAGGAAAGAGTTGATGAAGTTAATTTTGGTGGAGAATGGCAAGAGTCCATTACCAACATCCATGCACGAAGAGAAGACCTCTTAATTGAGCAATTCAAAAGAAAGGGTTATGATCTTATCGGAACATCTATCGAATCTTTAAATTTCCTAAATGGCATAATTATAATAACAAAAAGATAAATCTTAAATGGCACATCCACAACAACAGGAATTTTGTAGAAAAATAAGCAATGAGTTTCCCAAGTATTTTACTGGGAAAAAAGTACTGGACATAGGGTCTCTTGATATTAACGGAAACAATCGATTCTTTCTGACCGATTGTAACTACATTGGTTTAGACGTCGGAGAAGGACCGAATGTTGATGTCGTTCAAGTAGCTCATCTATATGATGCACCGGACGAGCAATTCGATCTAATCATTTCAACTGAGGTTTTTGAACATGACATGTTTTATCAAAAGAGCATTCAGAATATTATTCGAATGTTAAAGCCGGGTGGAGCATTTATATTCACTTGCGCTTCGACCGGTAGACCTGAACACGGAACTAGAAATTCTGACGGAAGCTGGGCAGCCCCATTACTTGCAAACATCTCAGAAGAATGGTCAGATTATTACATGAACTTAACTGAAGAAGATATTCGAAAAATAAAAGGATTCGATGAAGTCTTTCCAGACGGAATATTTGAATACAATCCAACGCCTGGGGATCTTTATTTCTTTGGAGTTAAGGGAGGAATCTCAAAGGATTTAATGTATTCTCCAGATTATAGAAAATCGATCATCCCAGTTGGTGAGTACACTGATGATATTTTTGTTGTTGACACATGGCCGAATACTCTAGACAAAGAGGCTGATTTAGTTGAGTGCATTAAGAAGCTTAGAGAATTTAAAGGCATTCCTATTTTGCTCGTTTCACATTATGCAATAAAACCTGAAATTCAAAAACTCGTCGATTACTATATTTTCGACAAAGATAATCCACTTTTACTGAACAAAGACTTTGATTCAGTTGGCCTAGCCAGCGGTAGATGGACTAGAACTAATGAGTACAGAGTGGACAACCACATGGCATATCACCATGATTACGCTATTTGGAGATCAATGACTCATGCTTTCAACTTTTGTAAGTACTTAGGTAAAAAGATGATTCATTTCATGGAATACGACTGTCTTCTTGACACATTCCAATATCGCCAAACTTTTTTGGAACAAGCTCATCACCATGATGCCGTAATCTATGAATACCATAAAGGTTCTGCGGCTGATCCACATTTATCAGATTCTCCATTCATGGCAACCTACCTATTTTCAATAAAAACGGATATTGCTGTTGAAATGATGAAGCGAGTTAATTCCATTACGGAATATTACGCGAATAGGCCTGAAGGTTGGCAGCTTGAAAGACTTTTCTTGAAATACTTAAAGGAGCAAACTTCAAACATTCGAGTAAGTCAATATATTGCAAATTCAAACGAGCTGAATACTCAAGCAGTTTGGAATAGAGATGGAATTCTTCGAAATGATGCAAAATTTCAGGTTTATCCATGCGCTGATGTAAATGGTAACTTTTACGTCCATCTTATTTCAGGATTTCACGAATCTGCCGCAGATTCGGACTATCTGCTTGAAGTTAAATACTCAAGTCTTACTAAATTCGTAACTCTAAGAATCGGAGACATGACCTTGATCGACTTGGGAAAATATACTAAGGGTCAAACAGTTAAAGTCAACTACCTAGGAGTTGAGGCCTATTCTGAATTTTTGCAGGATGACCTATCCGACTTCTTGAAAATGAATATCGTGACCTTACCAGACGGAGCTGAGTCAAATGTTGAAATTTTTTACAATTTCGTGGACGGTGCCTACGCTGAAATAAAATCAAAATCGTCTGTTCCATACACAGTTTCTTTCATTGACGATGATTCCGGCATTACTCATTTCTCAACAGTTCTTTCATCCGGTCATTGGGCTAAAACTTCAATCCAGTACTTTAAGAATTGGAGAATTGAAGTTTCAAATCAATTCAATAACGTGGTTGAAACTGCAAAGTACGATGCGACTGGGCAGAGAGTCTACATTGCTCTTGAATCAAAGGCACTAGGCGATACTTTTGCATGGCTTCCTTACGTTGAGGAATTTAGAAAAAAACATGACTGTTCAGTAATTTGTTCAACTTTTAATAATCAATTATTTGAAAAAACATATCCGAACATTGAATTTATTGAACCGGGTACTCCAGTAAAAGGAGTATACGCAGTTTATAGATTAGGTTGGTTCAATAACGGGGATACTTTTGATTCGGACCGAAATCCTAGAGATTTTAAAACCGGCCCTTTACAGAGAACTGCTTCTGATATTTTAGGATTAGACTATCAAGAAATCAAACCTATGATCGACTACCCTACTAGAAAATTAACTAAAAAAGTCGGATTGGGAATCCACAGCACCGCTCAAGCAAAGTATTGGAATAATCCAACTGGTTGGCAAGAGGTTACCGACTGGTTAATAGAAAATGGTTACGAACCCGTAATATTATCGAGAGAAGAAGACAGATACATGGGAAATCCAAATCCAATTGGTGCTATTCAACTTGTGCCCGGGCCGCTAGACGGCGTCATTCATGAGCTATCTGAGTGTCAAGCATTCGTTGGTATCAGTAGCGGATTAACTTGGTTGGCATGGGCAACAAATACACCAACCGTTCAAATTTCCGGATTCACCGAACCTTTCAATGAGCCGAACCTTGGTATTTCTAAAATATCTGCCCCAACTGGAGCTTGTTCAGGCTGCGCTAATCGACTAAGATTTGATCCAGGCGATTGGAACTGGTGCCCAGATCAAAAGGGCACTGATCGCCAATTTGAGTGCTCAAAACTAATTAGTGCAGATCAAGTAATTGCTAAACTAAAGGAGATTCTCGTATAGATAATTCTATATGATACTAAATGCTAGACAGAACAGTTTTTTCATAAACTTTCCACCGGATTTCTTTAATCAGACGGTACAGGATAAGTACAGTAAGTACTACAGAAGTTTATTATTGCCTTACAAATCATTACCTGATTTCATGGCATCTACTGTGCAGTCAATAAATTTTCCAGGTTTTTCATCAAGTCTACAAACCCAAACTCGAACATTGGGTAAGATTCAAGAATTGCAAAGCTCAAAGCCAATAGCCGATCAATTCACAAGAGAGTTAAAAATAACTTTCAAATTGACCGATGCCTATTTGAACTACTTCATCTTTTTGGATAATGCATTGAATTACTTAGAGCCAGCAAACGTATCAAAGGAAAACACTCAGAATTCATTGGGTCAAGCTCTATCGGTACCCGCTGTTGCAAATAACAATCATCCGTTCTTTCAGCCAATTAGATTGACGCTATTGAACAATGAAGGTTACGCGGTCTCTTCGATTATTTTCAACCGACCCATGTTAAAGTCACTTAGCGAAATGAACTTATCGTATTCTTCAATAACTCCACAGTTCACAACGTTCACAACAACCTTCCAGTATTACAATTTTGATTTAGAGCTAGACTTTGATTAAGATTGCTCAGTCCAACCGTTTGCAACGGGGTCTCCGCCTTCAGTACGACGATTGACATTAATTCGTTCCATAACGTTTGAGCTTTTACGTTTAGAAGTACTTTCAAAGCTGGGAAAGTAGGTTTCAACATCGACTGATAAAGTGACATTGATTTTATTATTATCAACTAGCGTAAATTTGTATTGCTTGTCAACCGTTTCAGATGCCGGAAATTGGAATTGGGCTGGAATTCTCACTCCATTGTACTGAAAGTACATCACCCTATTTGAATAATTAATATTCAACATGCTCTCAGCGATCTTGAAGGCCTTGTTTAAATTATCACAAATTATCTTCACGTCGAATTTAACAGACAGCGGTAGAGAGAATAATTGTGCAGAATATCCAGTCAATACGTTTTGATCAGTACTTCCTCTTTCGGTTTCTGTAAAACTTCCCCTAACGAACTTGTTCGTGATATCTGAACTTTTTATTTGAAAGCTAGATAAGGTAACAATACCCCTAGGGATAATATCGTAGGTACCTTCAGCCACTGGGATTCGACAATTATCAGGAAGCCCAATGTAAAAATCTTTTAGGAAACCTTCATCCGTTCCGTAGTTATAAACGAAAGGAACGCTAAATTCTTCTTTATGATCGTCCCTAGCAAGGGTCAATACCATTTCGCCATTTAGTAGATCAAGTAGAGCAATCGTTAAATTCCTTAGGAAAATGTCATCTGTGTTAAGAGTCTTCATGAAGTTATTTATCTAAAAATAAAAAGCCCCCAATAAATGGAGGCTTTCTTTGTGGAGGTGACGGGAGTCGAACCCGTGTCCGCTTGACCTTCAACCACACTCTCGTTCACACGCTTAGTCACGTTTGTTAACCTGACGAAATTCACAATTCCCTTATTTTAGCAGTTCGGTTTACTGAGAACTAATCTTCTGCTCGCTGTCACGGTAGCGAATTCCGTTTTGCAACTTTATTTTAGTCAAGCAGTTGCCGCTTGGTCACTTATGCAGCTAAAAGCTCTTCAGCGACAGGAGTGTTAACGCCTTGGTTAACTAGGCTCCAGAAGTTAGTGTTGCCACTTAAAAATAGTGATACGTTTTTGCGAGTCTTAGCATCATCCTCGGCGTGCGAGCGTACCTGAACTGCCCACGTCAAATCCAAGCACCCCCATATAAGGTTATTATACTACATTATTTATAGACGGTCATTGTTCTCACAATTTTTAAACAGGACTGATAAATAACCTAAAATAAGTCATCTGTTAAATGGCAGACATTAGCAACTCAAATACAAGCTTAAGGCTCTTCACTAACCTAAGAATAAGAGTCCGAGATATACTTGGTGAAAGCATTCAGTTTTTACAAGACAAATTTAAACAGAGTAGATCTGTGTTTACCGCAGCTTCGCCGTTCGGTCAGCTCTTGATTGTTGTTGAAAATTTAAGTCAATTGATTTTTTATTACATTGAAGATGCAATCACCGAATTGAACATCAATGAAGCAAGTAGAGTTTCTTCAATCTACTCGTTAGCCACTCTTTCAGGTCACAATCCGAGCAGAGCGATCGGCGCTACTGGACAGATCAGAATGATTCGTAAACCCAACATCAATCCACCTGCATCCAAGGTGATATTGAATAATCTTTTCAGGGTTAGATGCGAAAACAACGGTTTAGTCTATGCGATTGAGCTTGTTCAAGAAGACGTTAGGCTTGCTCTAACTGGAGCAGAAACTACTGCAATCTTTAATATCAGACAGGGTCAAATCGAATCACAAACCTTTACCGCAAAGGGTCAAGCTTTTGAAAGTTATCAGCTCGGCGCTCCAAATAATTTTTACATCGACAATTTCATGGTCAACGTTTACATCAATGGTGAGCAGTGGACCAAGTACGAATCACTATTAGACATTCCTAGAAATGCTAAAGGGTTTATCGCAAAAACTGGCATAACGAATGGCTTAGACATTTATTTTGGAAACGGTTCATTTGGTAAAATACCGACAACTGGCTCTACTATCGTGGTTGAGTACTTAACGACTGACGGCTCAGCCGGTAATGTAAAGGTTGATGATCCGAAGCAGGTAATATTTAGTTTCGTTGACACTGGATTCTCTCCAATCGGTGAAGAGATCACAATGCCCGACTACTTCACAATATCAACAGTAAGTCCTCCAAATTTCGGAGTTGATCCAGAAGATCCAGTTCTGACTAGATTGATTGCTCCAAGAGCTTCAAAGAGCTTTGCCCTGGTTAACTTAGATAACTATGAAATTCTTTTACAGAAGCTACAAATGTTCTCAACCATCAAAGTTTTCTTGGACCAAGATGCTACTGGAAACATTTTAGATTCAAGAATGATCAATCTATTCTTGGTGCCAGATGTGTCTCAAATGTTCAATAACGGAACAGATTATTTTAATTTAGCAACAGCTAATTTCAAATTAACAGCCTTCCAAAAAAATGAATTACTAAAGTACATCGAGAAGTCCGGAACAAAAATGATTTCATCTGACTTAAAAATAGTAGATCCAAAAATTACTAGATACATCCTAAACGTCAGTATCATTGCCTTTGACGATATTACGACCGACATCATCAAGTCAGACATAGCTGATGCAATAGGTAACTATTTCATCAAGTTGAAGAGACAGGACCGAGTTCCAAAGAGCGACTTGATCAGGGTCATTGAAGAACTATCTGGAGTTGACTCAGTTAACATCAATATAGTAGGAGAAGCCAACGAAAAGGCACTAACCTTAAACCCATCTTCGACCGCCCTAGTCGGATTAGACGAATTTAACGATATTGTGATCGGGCTTGACGAGTTTCCGGTGATTAGAGGAGGTTGGAAGGATTCTCGAGGCAATCAATACTCTGAGGGGCTGTCCGATACTTCACTGGGCGCTTTAAACATCCAGATCAAAGCTCAAATACCTCGTAAAAATACCGGTATCCTATGATAAGAAACTCTTTATACCAAGTTGTGTACAATAGAAAAGACAATCGCCTTCATTTGGGGTACAAATACAAGAACTCCCTAATGAAAAGGATTTTGTCTAACCAGATGTTTGGAGCAAATCCTGTGTTAGACGCTTTCATTGCTTATCTAGAAGCCTATCTGTATGAGCACATTGAAGCCGTTAAGCAAATAAAGATTTTTGCAAACCCTGCTCTGGATAAAAACGAAAACAGACTTAACTAATCCCATGAGCGGAGTATTCACAAAGGAAAAGAAGGCACAAATCAAAAGTGAGCTTGAGGATCTTCTGAGAAATTATTCAGGAGGACCTACTCCGGAAGATGATAATATTGATGAACAGCTTGCTGAGATCGCGGCCGCTCCCCCGTTAGACTTCATGGAAATGAACGCTGACTTTGAAAAGAAGGCCAAGGACATAACTGGCTCCATGTTAAAGTTCTATGTTGATCTAGGAGTGATTGAAAAGCATGACTATATCAAACAGAAGCAGATTCTTGATAATTCTAGCATTCAAAACATCTTCTTTCAACTAAAAACAATAAGAATGGCAATCGAAAAAATTGCTGAGGAAATAAACCAAGGAAACACCCACCCTCGACTGTTTGAGGTATTCGGGCAATTACAAGATAAGTTAACAACAGTCGTTAAGACTCAAGCGAATTACATGTTATTCCTAGAGGATACGTACCGTAAGATGAATCAGGAAATCACGCAGCGTGATACGAACCCAGAGTCTTCTCAACGAGCTCTACCTACTGGATCTACTGATTACTACATAACGGCTGGCACAAAAAATCTAATGAAAGAGATTGACGCAATTGAGGTTGAGGAGGACGTGTCTGATTCCAGACATTTGACTCACCCATCCAAAAAAGTAGAGGTCATGGTAGAACGCGGAATTTCAAACGCAGTGATGCAGGAAGAGGATGACAATGATGACTTCTTAGATGACGTTAACTCATTAATATGAGAGACTTTATAGCAAACAGCGGCGGTCGAACCCAAATGAAACTCTCCAATTTAGATCAGGAGAACAGTGCAATTTGGACGACAGAGAAAGTTCAAAAACTTCTAGACGATTTTGAAAATGGTATGATCGATATCAAGACCATCAAAAACTCGCCGTTCAAAGATAATGATCCAGTGTGGAAGAAAGCAAATATCGTTTTCGAATACACACCGGAAGAGCTTGAGGAGATCAAGCGATGTAAACACGATCCGGTTTACTTTGCGTCAAAGTACGCACAAGTAATGACAGAAGACGGAATTCAGCAAATCACATTAAGAGATTACCAAGAAGAGATCATCAGATCCTTCAAGAACAATCGATTCAATTGCCTAATGGCATCTCGTCAGATCGGTAAGACCGTTATGTCGGGAGTGTTCATTGCATGGTACTTGATATTCCATACCGATAAAAACGTGTTGGCTGTTGCTAACGTTGCATCGACGACTAAAGAGGTATTGGACAAAATTAAATCAGTGTTGGAGAACTTACCGTTCTTCCTTAAACCTGGTTGTATTTCAAATAACGTAATGTCGCTTAAGTTCGATAACGGATGTCGTCTAATTGGTCGTACCACTACTAAAAATACAGGTATTGGTTTTACGATTCACGTGCTGTACATCGATGAGTTCGCTCACATCAACCCATCGTACTTAGACTTCTTTTACCGAGCGATCTATCCGACAATTTCAGCCTCCACTAATTCAAAGGTAATCATAACATCGACTCCTAATGGAATGAACCGATTCTATGAAATTTACATGGATGCAATGAACGGCTTGAATACATACGTGCCGTTAAGAGTTGACTGGTGGCAGGTCCCAGGCAGAGATGAGGAATGGAAGAAGATGACCATTGCTAACTTGGGCTCAGAGGAAGATTTCAATCAAGAATACGGACTTCAGTTCTTTTCGTCTGATAAGCTATTACTGCCGTCAAAGGATTTAAAAAAGATCTTTTCATTTCGCACTACATACGTGGTCCCAGAATGGGCCCAAACTCCAGAGAATTTAGACCTATTAGAAGGCTTCTTAGTTCACCCTAACTTTAGTAAATTCACACCAGACGACATTAGAAACGATGGTAACACTTACGTATTCTCAATAGATACTGCTTCTGGCGTTGGACGTGACTATTCAGTCATTAATATTTTTAAATTCACAGCTCTTCCCATCAAGATGCTAGAACAAGTGAAAGACTTCATCAAGAATGAGGGTGACTTTTTCGGACTTGTCCAAGTCGCCTCGTTTAGAAGTAATAAAAAGGACATTAATGAGTTCAGTAATGTTCTCGAGTACTTGACTTACAAAGTATTCAATCCTGAAAAAGTTAGGCTCTTAATCGAGCTTGACCATAAGGGCGATTACGTCATGGACAAAATTGAGCAGAACGAACTTTTTTGGCCTGGTCAATTGGTGCATTCAAAACACATGACCTCTTCTACTAATTGGAAACCTGGCCTAAAGATGACTGAATCGAATAAGACCAAGTATTGCGAACGCTTTAAGTACTTGACTGCTGTTAATAAAATTTTACCGAATGAATTTAAAACGGTGCATGAACTCGGATCGTTCGGTAAGGCCGGCAACGGTACGTACAGAAGTCAAAACGGCAATGACGATTTGGCAATGACTTGCGTATCAACTGCAGCCTTTTTTGAATCTCCCAATTTTTGGGAATTGGTCAACGACGAATTGGATCGACTGCCCAAGGACTATCTTGAAAAAGTCTATGCTCAATTCTTGGGAGAGGCTTACTTGGGCCATGATTCAGGTTACAACCATGAAACATTAAGAGATCTAAATCGTACCCCGGAAATAAAAAAACCGGGCGCAACCAAAAGATTTGACGAAAATACCGTTGATGAGTACAAGAGACTACTTGGCCATTTTTACGGAAACAATACTTAACAAAATCCTATGAAACCTGACGAATTACTGGACTTCGATTACGAAAATAATAAAAAAGAGATCTTCGATAAGATTGTAAAATCAATCGGTTCAGCAATGAAGAAGAAGGCTCAACAAATTTACATAAAAAAACTAATGATAGTGGACGAAGAAATTGACGTCGTCGCAAGTCAAGAAGATTGGCCTGACTGCTTAGATAAAGCAATCAATTTCTACAAGCAGATCGAAGACTACGAGTCTTGCGCTAACTGTCAAAATCTACTTTCTAAAATCAACTCGCCTAATAAAAAAACAAAATCAAATGCCAGAAAGACAAATTAAGAGAAAAGCCCAAACTCCGAAATTGGAGATTACTGAAAAAGACTTACGTACAATTAATCTTAAGCCTTCTCAGGAGAGTTACTTTCAAAAGATAATGAATGATGAAATAACCTTTTGCTATGGACCTGCTGGAACAAGTAAGACGTTCACCGCCTGCCTAGCTGCTTTGAAGCTGTACATGTCAGGTAAAATAAAAAAGATCATTCTGTCAAAGCCCATTCAAGAGTCTGGTGAAAAACTTGGGTTTTTACCTGGTGAAATCAAGGATAAAATTGACCCATTTATGGAAAGTTATCGTTCAAATTTGGTAAAATTACTACATGATCCGAACTGTGTGGGCTGGCTTGAAGCTACTGGAGTTATCGAGTTTAGACCGCTTGCCTACATGAGAGGAGCAACTTTTGATAATTGCTTAATGATTCTAGACGAAGCTCAAAATGCTGATTTTAAACAGCTTATGCTGTTCATAACCCGTATGGGAAAAGACTCCAAGGTTTTAATTTGCGGAGACGTTAGCCAGTACGACATTGCAAAGAGTAAGGTAGCTTTGCCCGAATTCATTAAATTATTAGAAGGAATCAATAATTTAGGCATTCATACATTTAAAGATGAAGATATTGTTAGAAACAAAATTTTGATCCAGATCACTGAACGCTACGAAAAATGGAAAGCCGAGAACCCTAAACACTTCAACTAAAAATATATTAATGAGCGCTTACGACCTAATTAACAAACAATTAAACGACGAAATGCAAAGCCTTGCTGAATTAATCAAGAGCGGCAATTACACAGAAAAGGATAGAAATAGGTTAGCCTCAATCATGTATCCAAAGCTAAAGTTCTTCATTTGGAAGTTCTTTAATGACCCTGACGAAACTGAAGAAGTTCTTCACAATACTTTATTCAAGATATTCAAGGGGCTTACTTCTTATAGCGATTCGTATCGATTCACTACTTGGATTTATACAATAGCTAAGAATGAAGCTTTGCTGCACCAGCATAAGTTGAAAGTACAGTTTGCGCAAAGTCTTGATAATTTGACAAAGCCTCTGAATTTACCGGACGATTCTCTACATACCTTTGAGAGAGAAATTTACATGGACGATCTGTATGTAATGACTCAAGTTGAACTTACTGGCCTGCCTGATTGCATTGAAAAATCCATTTTGATAGATAAGGAAATGAATCACATGAGAGGTAATGAAATAGCTGAGAAGTATGATATGAATCTTAACACAGTCAAAACCAAAATCAGAAAGGCTCGTAAAATGCTAAGAGAGGCCGTTTTATCAAAGAATCCAGAAATGATTGACAGATTAAAAGAATACTTTTAAATATGGGACTACTTAATTTAATTAATCCGATAGAAACCTTTAACTCGGCAAGGACTGTGTTAAAGGACATTACCAATTATTGGTTTTACCGAAAACAGATCAGAGCAATTGATGAGTCGGGCATCTTCAAGTCAAAGAAGATGAGAGTTGATTCATTATGTCGAGTTTACTATGTTGTTAATTTAGAGCCTGAGCTTCAATTAGCAACCGGCGATTTAATTGATCTTGAAAAGAGTAGAGTGTTTGAGTCAGTGTCTAAGATCCAGGGAATTTTCGCAGATCGCAATCTAATTGAAATAGTAGACGTTTCGTCTAAAAGAATAAAGGACGATGATTATTATGCGTACCTGGTCACCATTAAGTATCGAGTAGAGACCGAGTGGTCAGACATCGTTAAGACCTTAATCTTGGGAGCAATGTCATACTACCTAGTTCACCTGGGATTTTGGGTAGGTGAAAATTGGGCTTTCTTGAAAGCTTCCACCGTTGATAAACTCAACAGTAAGTAAATAAATAACTAAAAACATTTCGTAATTTATGAAATTTATTAAACTACATTTTGAAAAAATAGTGTTGGGTCTGTTATTTGTGATCTTCATTCAGCAATGCAGCACTTCGAGCAGAGTTAACAAGATTGAAAAGCAGGCGAAGGTAATGAACCAACGCATTGATTCAGTATACACTTCTGATCTACAAAAAATGATAGAGATTGAAGGATTACGTGCATCAAAGCGTACGTTATATGATTGGAATGCAGTAGTTAGAACAGCCGTTAGGCCAGACGACCGCATGAATGAATACGATGCACAAATCGAAAAAATACAGAAGTCTAAATAATGACAAAGAAAGCGACTCACGTATTCATAATAAGTACGTTTGTTACTCTATACTTACTCGTTTCGATCATTTCGACAATTCACGTTATTGACTTTTTCTTAATGTCGAATCCGAAATGGTTAGCGATCAGTTTAGCCATTGCGTTTGAAGTCGGAGCGGCCGCTTCGTTAGCCTCAATCATTACCCTCGATAAAATGAATAAGGGTATTGTTTGGGGACTCTTTATTTTATTAACATTGATGCAGGCAATGGGTAACACCTATTACACTTACGTTCACTTGAATAATTTTCAAGGTTGGATAGAATTATTCGGACTGGTTGATGAGGAGCTCATCTATCAAAAAAGAGTGCTGTCGATAGTCAGTGGAGCAATTCTACCTGTCGTTGCATTAGGTTTCATCAAGTCATTGGTTGATTACATCAAACCTACCTCTGACTCAGTAAATGATACTGTAACTGATACTGTAATCGAAGCAGAAGTCAAACCGTCTGACTCTGAAAAAGAAGTGCCTTACGTAAGCGACGATTTTCAAATAGGCCCAGAAGGAGCGTATGAACATGATGACGAACTTGTCCTAGATGCGCCATTCATGATAGAGGACGATCATTTTTCTGAAAGTCAACCCGAGATTGAACCTTCTCCGGAAATTACAACTGAACCTGAGGTAGATAATAATAACACAATAAGCCAATCTCGATCGTCTGATGATGCAATAGCTAGAGGAGCTAGAATATCATTCAGTGATAAGATTTAAAAATAGTCTACCGTGAATGCCATACATTAATTTCCAAGATGATCCAATTCCACAAAGAGTAAACAATTCGTTTGCTAATTTGTGTTCATCTGACCCAAGTAAAAAAGTTCTAAAGATATTAGACAAGTGCTTTATCATCATAAATAAAGGAAAGACTGAAGCTAAATTCTGTGATCTTGAAAAACTTTTGTATCCAGTAGACGGACATCTACTTATTGACTTTGAAGTTTGCTCTGAGGAGAGACTATCGGTTTATGATAATTCACTAGAGGATATTTTGTCGAGTAGCCCATCAGGTGAAGCTATTTACTATCCATTGGGTTCTGGGACTGAGTACATGATTCCGGCTGGATACTCTAGCCCCTCTTCGAACCCATCTTCTAGCCCGTCCTCAAGTCCATCTTCGACCCCATACTATTTCATTTTGCCAGCTGACCGAAACTACGTTAGAGGTTGCATTCTGTACATCGACTATCCGGTTCTAGACAAAAATGGATCTGATGTTTTGCCGGCCGATCAATCTTGCGAAATCAAACTGGTTGATCAAGATTTGAATGAATTGACCTACCCAGTAAGTAACTTCTTTTCTCACTTAGGTAATCCAATGACTCGTAACGCTACTAAGCTAATAAATAAGATAGAGATATACAACCCAAATCCTAATTTTAGTGTTAAGGTGAGAGGTATGGTAATCTACGTAAAGGGCAATCCAGATCCAAATAACTGCGCTTGCTAAAAAATTTAAAAAGAAATGAATCATACAGTAGTTGCAAAACTTTTAAAAACTCACACCGACGCAAACAATTCAACGGATTACACGCCATCATTCGTGAATGGGTCAAACCGTGGTCTAAACAGTGCCAACGATACTGGAGTCGGTTACTACACTGATACCTGGTACGGAATTCATAACCCAAGCGGATCCGCTATTACTGTTACAGTTAAGACGGCTGATCAAGGGACCTCTGGGGCTGGCGTAAGCGTTAGAATTAATCCAGGTGAAACTTTCTATGCGGTCATTTCACAGATCTCAGTTGGTGCTGGAGTGACAGTAGTTCTATTGGGAATTCCAACAACATTCAGTAGATAATGGGACCAGTACTTACCTTTGGACAAAGACAACAAGCATTAAGG